CTCCCAGTTCCCGTGGTTCCGACGCCACAACCCAAACCTGCCCCAGTTGTTCGGCTCACCACACATGATGATGGTGCCCTCCGGTGCTCCGTTCTTGTCACCCTCGTACCTGATCTGGACGCCGGGTCCGATCGGGAAGTCCTCGTCGTGGACACCGAGTTCTTGCAACGCCTCGTGCACCGTGTCCGTGTCGATCGAATTGGTTGACGCACCATGCAGAGTGGCCGTCCGATACCGCCACTGGAATCGCTTCAACGTCTCCGGCAAAGGCTCCGGTGTACCGGGGGGAGGACCCACCCGCGCCACCTTCATGCGTCCATCGAGCGCGAAGTAACTGCTGGTGTAGTCGGGGTACTCGCGGCCCGAGTCCTCCAGCGTCCAGCCGTCCTCGCTGATCTTGTGGTACGTGTCGGTGCCGTCGTACTGGATCACAGACCCGATCGGCAAGGCGATGAACTGATCCACCTGTGTCAGTTCGGCTCCCTCGGGAGGGATAGTCGTCATTGGTTGCTCCGTTCTTTAGTGCTGACTAAACGCTTCGACTACGAGACCGGCTCGAAAGAATCTCCGTGTCGGCCATGACCACCGTCCGCTTGCAGTGCTCGCAAGTGACGGCGGCAGGACTGGTCGTGTGTTGGCGAGGGTTCTCCAAGCCACACGCTGCGCGCTTACTGGTACGCCAGGTGCGGCCACGCAGATGCCGCTTCGGCTTGTTGGAGGGAGACATTCATTGACCAACCGTCGACTCGTACCGGCGCATCACATCGGTCGCCGCCTGATGCCAGCGCCCTATCCACCGCCCGACCTCGGGGTCGTTGATGTCGACGGCGTTGTGGATTTGGTCGGCGTCATTGAGCAGCGCGTACATCTCGGCGAGCATCGTGGTCGTCGCCGTCTGCCCATGCGGTTCAATGGCCCGGCCTTGGACCTGACTCGGCAGCACGTACACCTTGCACCGCTCACGCGACAGCGACAGACGTGCCAGTTTCCCGGCCTTGTGCAAGGTGGAGAGGGAGCCGGATGCCTGGCCGTGATGCCAGCCGGTATCAGCCCGGAGTTCCTTGACGGTGATCCCGGCGTAGCCACGGAAGCCTGCCGCTCGCAGAGTGGTGGCTTGCCTGGCGTGGGTGGTGCCGTCCGCATCCTCACGCTCAGCGCGTTCCCGGCTGGTGTCACTGCCGGACCATCCGCTGGTGGGGGGGTTGCCATAGGGGAGTTCATCTGGTGGGTCACTCATGGGAATGCCTTTCGTTTAGTGGCAACTAAAACTTCAAGGCCGGAGGCACCTACCTCCGACCTTGGACTTCCAGTCTACCACACTGAACACACTAACTACACTAGGTTCATTGACCTGACTGACGCTCCGACAAGAACGATGCCAGCCATAACCGGAGACGCCGGAAGCGCACGATCATGCCGCCGCCTGATGAGCCAGACAGTCGAGGCACACGAAGTCCCTTGACTCACCGCCCGGCCACTTGACCCCGCACACAGCGCAGTGGTGGTAGTAGCCGGGTGTGCCTCGGCACTCGACGCAGACGTACTGGCCTGGTGCCAGCGCGGCACGGTGCCCACACTTGGCGCAGTGGGTGTACTGCCGCTTCTCCCTCACGTTCACGACTTCACCTGTTCCGGGGTCAGGATCGGACGCTTCACACGAGGAGAGCCGACCATCTTGAGCCGCTTGTCCTGGGTCAACGTCACCGTTCGTTGACTCATCCACTGCACAAACTCCTTCGTCCGAGCAGACGGCATCATCGACGTGAGTGCCTGCATCGCAGCCTCCTGCACACTCATGCCTGCCTCAGTGTTCGCGTCGAAGCGATCCATCGCAGCACGCTCACGCCCATCCAACTCAACGGTGAGCGGGACGCCCAGCATCGAATGATCCTTCGTGGTCAGCCGCGTATGGCGGTCGATGATTTCCATTGATCCAACTCCTCGTTTAGTGGTCACTAAAAGCAGAGCGAGGGCCGCTCTCCACGCACGCACGGGAACCGGAGAGAAGCCGTGCGTGGTGGGCTACTTCCCTCACGGAGTAGCCAGGTCCCCCGCCCGGAAAGGCATCCCAACCAAGACGGACGGGGGACGTTCATCGAGTGTCGCCACCCGACCGCACTGTTCATCACCGAGTGATGAGCAGCACGGCCACCGTGGCGGCGGAGGTATTCATTGATCGAGCAGTGACACCGCCCGCTCTATTGACTTGACCGTGGCACCCGGTGCCTCGATCGCAGCCCCGACCGTGCGCTCAAGCGCTGCCGGACAGCGGACCTGCTTGTCGTGGGTGGCATGGGCGAGCCGATCGAACAAGGCACTGTCGGCCTTGACTCCGACCCTGGCAAGCGCGATGCCGAGCCGTCGGTACAGGGTGACGGTAGGCGGAGCGATGCCCCGACTCCGAGCGAACGACACCGACGTGTTGCCGTTGACCTCAACGTGGAGGTAAGCGTCGTACGCCTGCTGCACCATCCCCTGCGCCTCGAACGTGTGCCCGCACTTCGGGCAAGTGTGTGTCCGTTGCATCTTCATTGATCGACAACCTTCCACTCGGGGCTGTTGAGTCCCGGTGTGACTGGGAACCCGTAGACCGGATCGCGGGTGACCGCGCACCGCCTCGTGGTGCCGTCCGGAAACTCCACGTACAGGTACTCCGGCTCTGGCTCGATGCCCATGTCCTCGAACGACAGGCCAGCCTGATGCTGGTGCATCCCAGCGTCACGTTCATCCATCAGCGGATACTCGGGCTGAGATTTAGTTGGCACTAAACGACGCCACCATCTACTCACCATCGAAATACTCCTCGTAGAACTCGTGTCGCTGCTGCTCCGCTGACTTCTCCGGCAGCGCCGACACGATGACGATCATGGTTACCCACAGCACGCTGAGGGTGAGACACAGGGCCAGCGCGGCCCTTGCCTTGGGAGTCCACCTCGACCGCTTCGGGGGTGGGTTCATTGACCAATTTGTGGGCGGCGCACTTCCCCACGGTGGGGGTGGCACCCGCTGGGCGCTCATCGGCGCGCCCCCCGCCCCGCTGGATGCTGGCGCATCGACTCGGCCAGTGCCGCAGCCGCGATCGGGCAGCCTCGGTGGTGGCATCCGTCGTGCTCGTCCCGGTCGTAATGAGCGACCAGCACGCGCGCCTTGTCGGGGTCGCCGATGAATCCGTGACCCTGGCAATGGTCGATGGTGTCACCGCACGCAGGACATAGGTCCACGCCGCAGAGGTGAGTCGGATTAGTGTCCACTAAAGACAGTTCGCCAGCGTTCCACGCAGCGATGGTGGTGGACGGGTACTGCCAGCCGCAGTCGGGGCAGCCAGGGTAGGGGAAGGGTCGGCTGTTCGCCGACCCTTCCTTGCGTGTGCTCATCGGACGCTCCCCGCAGTGATGTACTGCGCCCAGCCTCGGTGCTGTCGGCTGCCAAGGTAGGTGACCACGATCCGTGCTCTGGTCTGGTCAAGGATGAACGAGTGACCCCGACGATTGCCCATCGTGCCAGCGTTCCAGAAACAGTGCCGCTGTTGACGGTCACCGGGACGCGACCCGTCCTCGTAGTGGCAGGGTCGCAGGTCCATGTAGTAGATGTGCCCGACTGGTCCGACCAGGGCGCGCGGTCGGACGATCCAGCCATGCGCACGGCACCATGCCGCGCCATCGGACTGCGAGTAGAGACGCGCTTCCTTGCAGCCACCGTAGGGCTGTTGAGCGCTGGCAGGCGTGGCGACCAGTAGCAGAGACAGCAGAGCGCCCGCCAGGAGGGCGAGAGTGATTCGCTTGAACATTGGGATGCCTTTCTTTAGTGCCACTAAAGGGCACTGTCGTGTGTTGGTGAGCCGGTCGGCTCGACACCAGCCCATCCCCAACGGGGGTAGGGGGAGGGATGGGCTGGCAGCGTTGGGACCGGATCAGGCGGGACCGTGCTGGATGCTGTGATGGTTCGCCTCGCGCACGGTATGCGTCAGCCGTTCGGTCGACAGCCGGAGCCGTTGGCCGTAGCCAGTGCCGAGCCTGCCGACGCCGTAGTCGCGCCAGTGCGGGTCGCACATGTTGGCCCATGAGCCGGTGCGCATCCGGCCATCGACCGTGGCCGTGCGCACTACGTCCTGAACTCCGTTCGCCTTGCCGTAGTTGCAGAGGTCACACTCGGGGAGCCGAGCGACCGTTACTTCCTTGGACATGGGATGCCTTTCGTTTTAGTGCCACTAAAGAGTGGCGCTGGGATGGGGGTGAATCAGTGGCAAACTTCAACCACTACTACAATAATACTACACTTACCACACTAAGTCAACTAACCATGACGTAGGGTGATTGGCCGATGGTTGACTGACAATCACCTACGCGACCCGTCAGTGTGGCAGGGTGTGGCACGCCCGGTGTCGGGGCAAGCCTCGGGCATCCGTGCCAGCGCGATCAGCGCCAGCACGGCGACGGCTGTCAGGACGACAGCCGCCAGCCGTGCGCGCGTCATGGCCGGATCAGTGGCGCGTAGTCGGCGACGTGCTCGCCGATGCTGATGGATGGATTCGTGACCGTGCCGAGCGAATCCGGTTCAGCGCAGAATGCGCAGCAGATCGCGCGCCGATGGCGTGGCGTGACGCGCGGCGACAGGTCGATGCCTGACATCGGATTATCGCGTTGCGCCTTACGCGCGGCAGGCATGTCGGGCGCGAGACTGTCGAGACAGTCCGGGCAGGTGATGTCGGATCGGTACGCTGTCAGGTCGCGCATCCGATCAGCCGGGATAGGAGCGCCGCAGACCGGGCGCGCTGATGTCGGCGTGTGCAGGTGAATCATGGCGGGATGCCTTTCGCTTTAGTGCCACTAAATTGTGGCGCGTGTTGCCGAGCGCAACACTAGGCAACCCTCCCCCGGTCGTGGCCGGGGGAGGATCACCTAGCGTGTCACTCGCCAGTGGCAGGCGCGCCCGGCTGTGACTCGGCCGCTTCCGACTCGACGCGCGTGGCGTGGCGCTTCCGTTCGGTTACAACGAGCGCCTCAACCTTCCGCAATTGCGCATCCAGCCACACAGCCTCCGGCTGTGCTTTCAGCGCCGATGTCAGCGCTTCCAGCGCCTTGTCTACGCGCATCGTTGCCGCTTCCGATGCCGGACGGTTCGCGCGTTCCAGCGCCGCGCGCTCGGCTTCCACGTTGCGCCACACGCCGTGCTGATCCTGCTGCCACACTTCCGCGACAGCGGCGGCGATGCTGTCGGCGCTCACATCTTTCGACATGATCGCGTCGGCGATGTCGCCATGATTCGCGGCAGCGTTGTTACTGAGGACCGCTGCCAGTGGCGAATCGGGCGCGATGTCGGCCACAAAGAACGCGCGCGCTAGGCGCTTCCAGAGTGTGACCGTCGAGCCTGACTTGCCCATAGCCTTGCCGAAAGCGTCTTGTGACGCGTAGCGCTTATCCTTGCCGATCTCGTCGAGCGTGCTGGCGACGTGATAAGCGTAGGCGCCAGCGCTACGGGCAGCGCCTGCCGCCATGTTCTCGACGGTCGTGGCGTTGCCGATGTCGCTGGCAGCGTCCGCAAAGAACGCGTCGAGCGCTTCCACTGTCGCGTTGTCGATGACTTCCAGCGCGCGATCCTTGGTTACGTGAACGCTAGGTGCGGCCACTTCCACGATCGCTTCCGAGACTTCCGCCTTGACCGGCGCGACAGCCTTACGGGTACGGGTAGTGCTTGCCATGATGTGAATCCAATCCGCGCGCCTAATGCGCGCTGTCAGTGTTGTGGGCCATTCCCTCAACCACTACGTCAATTAAACCACACATCACACACTGACTCAACCTGAACGGGGTTTTTAGTGGCACTAAAGAATGTGACCCCCATCACACCCGACTCCCCCGCGCGGGCGCGCGAACTAGCGCTAGTCGGTTCTGTGGGTATATCCCAAATTCGGGGGGTTCCGTATACCGTATGTCCGGGTTCTATTTCGTATACTGTATGGCTATGGCTAGACCCCCGTCCGTGTCCGGTGGGAGACCACATGTTGTTTCGGTGCGCTTCTCTGAGGAGGAGACGCGGTGGATCGACGCCCATCGGACGAGCCTGGACCGCTCGAACTTCATCCGGATCATGGTCAGGCAGGCGATGCGGGCGGAGCGCAAAGATGCCGCTCGGGAGTAAAAACCACCACGCTTGAGTGTGGCGGAGGGTATAGCGGTGTCACACATTCTGTACTACACTCCCGTACATGTACTACAGCCGCCGACTAGAGGTACGGATCACCGAGGAGGAACACCAAGTCCTCCTCAGCAACCGACTCGGCCAGGAACCGATCGCTGCCGTTGCCCGCCGCCTCATGTTCGGCGAAACCGAGGTCGTCCCCACCGCACCCGCCACCCCACCCCCGGTCGGGCAGGCGATCCCCGTGCCACCCATCAAGCCAGACCCGGCGATCATCGGAAACATCGAGGGCAACAAGAAGGTGCTCGCCAGCGATCGAGCCGCAGCCGAGAAGGTCGTCTGCGATCATCACTACAAGAAATCCGCGATGGGCATCAGTGATGTCTGCACCAAGTGCGACCACCGTCGAGACCACGTACAGGGGACCACATGAGCGCGCAATGGCAGATCATCCGAACCCCAGCCGGATACCACGTCAACCTGCTCGCCGACAACAACGAGATCATCCTCACCAGCGAAGTGCTCACCTCGATGCAGAACGCCGAGAACGTCGTCACCAGCACCGAAGAAATGCTGGGCGGCGTCATCCAACTCAAAATCGAGTTCTCGGACCAGACGCTATGACCGACCAGATCAACGTCTCAGCCGTCCCCCTCGGCGACGACATGCGGATGTACGCCGTCAGTTGCAACCGCTGCGGTGCCCTCGGTGTCCACCCCCACGACGGCATCCACAAATACTGTGCGTTACATCTGGTGATGCACGGGGTCGCCGTACCCCCCGACTATCAGCGCTACCTGGAGACCTGATGCCGAAAAGTGTGCCCAAGGTGCCCTGCTGCACCAAGAAGCCCGGCAACATCAAAAAGGCCGTCTCCGACGCCAAAGCACAAAAGGGAAGAATCAAGAAAGGTGGCAAGAAGCAGGTGCGAGGAGTCAAAGCCGCACATGTGAAACCTGCCCACGTCAAACCAGCACGAGTGAAACCCTGCAACTGCGGAGCGAGATGAGGAGAGATGAGTGACCTACCGCAAACCCTCGGGAGCAGCCCAAGCGATGATGATCCTCCTCGCCACCCGAAAGGCCAACCATGACCGAGATGGTGCGCAGCGGCCTCGTCCAATACCACCCCGACCTGGCCGGGCTCCTGACACCGATCGAGAACCTGACCCCACACCCCGACAACCCCAACAACGGTGACGTAGAAGAAATCTGCGCCTCCATCGAAACCAACGGGATGTACGGACCCATCCTCGCCCAACGCTCAACCAACCACATCTTGCGCGGCAACCACACCTACCTCGCCTGCCAAATCCTGGGAGCCACCGAAATCCCCGTCACCTACGCCGACGTAGACGACATCCACGCACTCAGAATCCTGATGGGCGACAACAAGATCGCCGCAATGGCCGTCCGTGACCCCGCGATCGAACTCGCCAACCTCGAACGCCTGATCGAACAAGACTCCCTGTCCGGCACCGGCTACTCCGACTACGACATCGAGAACCTGCGCAAACTCATCGACACCCCGCTGCACCTGCCCGACCACCGCGACCCCACCACCTGGCCCGTCATCTGCACCCAGATGCCACCCCACATGCGCACCGCCTACATGCAGATGACCGACTCCGCAGGCGGCGACACCGAACGGTTCCGGCTCCTGATGCGGCTCGCCGGATGGGACGACCCAGACGACAGCCGGGAGTAGCATCCGATCATGCAAGCGCAGGACAGCAACGACCCGACCGGCGTAGCCAGCGACCGCAAACCAGGCGCAGGCGTCGACAACGCGCCCCGCGCCCGGCAACGCAAAACCCATGCCGCGATCCAGATGAAACTCGCCGGGGCCACTTGGGCAGAGATCGCGATGACCCTCGGCTACCCCACCCCACGACAGGCGCTCGTCGCCGTCGAGAAGCAGTTGGAGAAGGAACTCCAATCCAACGGCGACCGAGACGCGATGCGCCGCCTCGCCGGAGCCAGACTCGAACGACTCCTGCGTTCCGCCTGGCCCACCGCAGTCGACGAGAAAGCCCCCGACCGTTTCGTCGCCCTCTCCAAATGCCGGGAACTGGTCGCCGACCACCGCAAACTGTTCGGCCTCGACGCCCCCACCGAAATGATCGTGCACTCCCCCACCCAAACCCAGATTGAGGAATGGGTCGCCCAAATCACCTTGCTCCGCGACCCTCCGGTGGAGGAATACGACATCATCGACGGCGAAGTGGTCGACGACCGCGAGATCGAGGCGTCGTGACCTACCGGATCGACCCGTTCGACTACCCGAACCGGGCCAAAATCCAGTTCACCACCAACGCCGCCATGCCGTACCTGATCTATCAGGCATGTCTGGCGGCGGGTGTCTGCTCCAACACCGTCTACATCCAGCACGCCGTCTGCGAAGCACTGGCCCGCGACCTGGGGATGGACCTCGACGTACTGCTGGCTGATTTGCCGGAGCCGAGGACCCGCGCCAAGTCCCTGATCCCGCTCGATCGGGACCCTGCGGCGGGCCGGTTGGCGACCCGCGCCATGATCGGCCCCGCCAACACCGTCGAAGAAGTCAGGTGAGGAACGTGTGCGACGTGGGTATCCTATGTACATGGGCAAGGTTCGATGGAGCCAACGATGCGCCGGAGGATGCGGTACTTACCTCACGGTCGGCGCGAAAGCCACCCGCCTGCACGGCGGATGGTGGTGCTCGTCATGCCTGAGCGTCCACCGCCCGACCTGCCACCTTCTCTCGACCTCACCGAATACCGGAACTGGAAACCAGAAGCGCAGCAGCGTGCTCTCGAACTCCTGAAAGAGCACGAACAGTCAGGCTGGCACCCGTTCTACTGCCCCAACCCGCTCTGCGACGGACACCCGCACGACGAATGGGCTTGGGAACACGCCAGAGCCGACCAACGCCCTCCCAGGTGGCTCGACGACTGGCTGACCCTGCTGATGAACGGTGGTCGTGGCTCCGGAAAGACCCGAACCGGGTCGGAGATCACGCATCGGGCGACCAAGGTGACTGCGAGGATCGGCTTGGTCGCCGCCACCGGACCCGACTTCCGCGACACCATCGTCGAAGGCGTCTCAGGCATCCTGGCGACCTCACCACCCGGCAAACGTCCCCTTTGGGAGCCGTCGAAGAAGAAACTGACCTGGCCCAACGGCTGCATCGGGCAAGGCTTCTCTGCCGAAGAACCCGACCGCCTGCGTGGACCCGAGTTCGGCTACGTCTGGGCCGATGAGCCTGCGCACTGGCCGCTCGTCACCGAATGCTGGTCCAACATCCACTTCGGGCTACGGCTCAAGTCGAACAACGGGGCCGGACCCAAGATCATCGCCACCTCCACCCCGAAGCCGATCAAATGGCTGAAAGAACTCATCAAAGACGACGGCACCGTCACCCGCCGTGTCTCCACCTACGCCAACCTCGCCAACCTGACCGAAGTGTTCAAGGCGAAAGTGATCGGACGCTACGAAGGCACCCGGCTCGGCAAGCAAGAACTGCACGGCCAAGTCCTAGAGGACGTGGAGGGTGCGCTCTGGGACTGGAACATGTTTCAGTGGATCGACGAAGCCCCACCGCTGCTGCGGATCATCGTCTCCGTCGACCCTGCCGGTACCGCCAACAAACGCTCCGACGAAACCGGCATCATCGTGATCGGGATCGGCTACGACAAAAACCTGTACGTGCTGCACGACTCCACCGACAAGTACAGCCCCGCCGCCTGGGGCAGCCAAGCCAACGGCGACCACGACGACTTCTCCGCCGACTGCATCGTCGCCGAGAAGAACTACGGCGCAGACATGGTGCGCTATGTGCTTGAGAACGCCGGACACAAGGGTGCCCGGATCAAGGAAGTGAACTCACGACGCGGCAAGGCGATTCGAGCCGAACCGATCGTCGCCCTGTACGAGAAGAAGCGGGTGTTCCACGTCGGCGAACGCGGCGACTTGGCCGAGTTGGAGGACGAACTCACCACTTGGGTGCCCGGTGAAGGCGACTCCCCGAACCGGCTCGACGCCCTCGTGCATGGGGCCACCGAACTCGCCCGCGACGTGATGCCCGCCGAGATCGCCGACCCCAACAAACTGCTCCGAGGCCGCACCACACCTGTCCCGCGCCATTTACGCGCGATTTAGTGCCACTAAAGAATCTGGGAGCAACCGTGAATCTTGCTGATGTGCCGATCTGGCAACTGATCCTCGGCAGCATCGTCGGGCTGCTGTCGGTGGCCCGCACCGCACGGCTGCTGATCTTCGACGACCTGCCGCCGATGGTGTGGTTGCGCGCCAAGATCGTCTCGTGGTACCGGGAGGATTCGGACTGGTCGAAACTCTGGGAATGCCAGTTCTGCATGACCCCGTACCTGGCAGCCGGGATGCTCGCCTGGATGGAAATCTCCGGCCTGAACGCCTGGTGGTGGTGCATCAACGGAGTCTGGGCTGGGTCGTACCTTGCTGCGTCCTACGTCGCGTACGACCAGCCCGACTGATCCGCTACTGAGTCGTCTCGTCCTGCGGCAGATCGCCCGGCAGGGTGTTGTCCGGACGCGGTGCGTTCGGGTCCTCGACCGGAGTCTCAGGCTCGACCGGAGTGTCGGGGTTCGCGCCGATCGCGTTCAACTCGGCGGTCAACTCGGTGATCTTCGCGGCGGCAGCGTCGGCCTCGGCAAGCGCAGCAGTCAGCGCTTCCTCGGTGGCGGCGTCGTCCAACTGCTCATCGGCGAGGGCCTGGTTCGCTTCGTCGAGGGCTGCGAGAAGTTCCTGATTCGCGGTCGCGAACCGGACGTTGATCTCGTCGACTGCTACTTCGAGTTCTTCTACGGACTGGGTGAGGTCGCTCATCTGTTGCTCCAAGGATTCAAGGGCGGACACCTGCGCTTCCAGTAGGGCAGCGAGGTACAGGGCGAGCCGCAATTCCGCAGCGCGGTAGAGGAGGAACAAGGCACGGCGTCGTTGGCTCATGCCCTGAGCATAGGGCTGTCCTGTATCTTTCGTCCCCCCCGGAGCGCTACCCTCCCGGTATGCCCCGGAGGATTCGTGCGAAGCAGCAAGTCGTCATTCCCTCCACCGCTCTCGTAGCGTCATCTACCCGTTATCCCGGTAAAGCCGCCCGTATCTACGTCCAAAGGGCCGACTGGCAGACCGAGTGTTATCGGCACTACGCCATCTGCGGTGAAGCAAGATTCGCAGCCAGTTTTTTCGGCCATTCGGTCTCGCGAGCGATACTCGGCACCGCCGAACTTGTGGAGGGCAAGCCGGTCACTACTCCGGTCGGCCCTGCCCAGGACAAGTTGGACGAGTTGTTCGCGGGCAAGGACGGCCAGACGCAGATGCTCGACAGCATCGGCACCCACCTGACCATCGCAGGCGAGTGCTATCTGGTCGGGCGACAAGAGGGCGGAGGTGATGTTTGGGAAATCGTCTCCGTGATGGAGATGCAGGTCAGCGGCGAACAGTGGTCGATCAACTACGGCAGCGGCTACCCGATCGTCTACCTCGAAGAAACCGATGTCGTCATCCGCATCTGGCTCCCCAATCCGGCTCGACGGGTCGAGGCTGACTCCCCGTTCAAAGCCCTCCTCCCACTGTTGGGAGAAATCGAATGGCTGACCCGCAGTGTGTTCAGTCAAATCACCAGCCGTCTCGCAGGCGCAGGTCTGCTGATGCTGCCGCAAGGCATGTCGTTCCCACCGCCACCGGAGCAGGAAGGCGTCAACGGTGGCAGCACCAACGACGCCGACGCCTTCATGCTGACGTTGGCCGACGCGATGCTGACCCCGATCAGCGACCCCTCCTCCCCGGCAGCGCAGGTCCCGATCGTCGTCACCGCTGACCCTGACGCGATCGACAAGGTGAAGTTGATCCACTTCTGGTCCGAACTGGACTCGGAAAGCAAGGAACTCCGCACCGAAGCAATCCGCCGCTTCGCACTCGGCATGGACCTACCCCCTGAGCAAATCCTCGGCATGTCCAGCGGCGGTACAGGTGGTGGCGAATCGACCGGCGTCTCACACTGGGGTGCCTGGCAGATCGACGAAGCAACCATCAAACTCCACATCGAGCCGATGCTGGACGTGATCGTCAACGCGCTCACGATGGGGTACCTGCGACCAGCACTCGGCGACTCGGTAGCGATCGTCGTCTACGACTCGTCGAAGTTGCGGCTCCGGCCCGACCGCTCCAAGGAAGCGTTCGAGTTGTGGGACCGAGGCTTACTCACCGACGAAGCCCTCCGCCGCGAGAACGGCTTCTCCGAGGACGACGCCCCGCAGGCCAAGGACTTCAAAGTCTGGCTGCTGCGAAAGTTGGCGTCTGGCTCCACCACCCCTGAACAGGTCGAGGCCGCAGCGCGACAACTCGGCGTCGACCTGGGTGGAGTCACTGCACCGACCGGCATCCCGCGCGAGGAACGCCCCCCGCCGTCACTGGAACAACACCCCACCCGACCGCGTACACCTGCCGAGTCGTCGTTGCTGCTGCTCGCCGCCTCAGAGCCGCTGGTGTACCGGGCGATGGAGCGGGCCGGGAACCGACTCCGCCAGACGGGTTCCCGACCCCCCAACGTCCCCTCGTACGAGACCCACGTTCATGTGAAAGCCAACGGCACCGCCGAACAGTGCCTTGCGGACGCTTGGTCATGTGCGCCGCAGGTACTCGCCGGGGTCGGTGCCGACCCTGACGAGATCATCCCGGTCCTGAACTCGTACTGCATGACGTTGCTCAACGAACAGTCCCCTCATAGCCGCGATCGGCTCGCGTCGTGGCTGGAACTGGCGGGTGCCAAATGAAGTTCCTGTCCGTCGAAGCCTTCGCTGCGCAGCGGCGCACCGATCAAGATGACCTCGAAAAGACCCTGTTCCCCATCGTGGCCGAAGCAGTCAAGGCGTACCCCGTCCAAGGCTGGTACGACGAGTTGCTGCGAGATGTGTCCCGGCTGTACGCCGACACCTACCACCGCGAGGGCGGCTCCGGTACGCCGAACGAGGTCGACACCTTCGTCAAGGATGTCCGTGACACCCTCGAAAAAACCGATGAGCCGGACGACAACACCGTCGACCGGCTCTCGATCTGGCTGGCGACCGCGATCCTGAACGCCGCCACGATGGAGGCTGCCGGTGACGACGAGGAGTTCGTCGTCATGGAGTGGGTCACCATGCACGACGAGGATGTACGCGCAGCCCACGTCGACACTGAGGGACAGCAACGCCCACCCGGTGAAGCGTTCGATGTGGCCGGTGTGGAGATGCGCTACCCCGGCGATCCGACCGCACCAATCGAGTTGTGGATCAACTGCCGCTGCTCACTAGCCCCCCTGATGGCCGACCAAGTGGACCAGTTCGCCGCCGTTGTCACCGCATGGACAAGCGGACATGATGTGCAGGAACGAGAGGAAGAACCGATGGACGAGACGACCGAAGCGCCGGTAGGGCCGCTGCCCTGGCACGGAGTCCTCGCACCCGAAGGCGTCTACTCCGGCGATGGCCGCATGTTCAACGAGGGCGCTCTGACGCATCGTGACCTCCCCCTGCCCCTGACCTGGCAGAAGGCATCCAGCAACGGCCACGACGGCTCGGTCACCGTCGCCAAGATCGAACAGGTCGCCCGCGTCGACAACCAGTTGCGTGCCACCGGGCACTGGCTGTCGATTCCCGAAGCCGACGAAGTGATCGGCCTGGTCGCCGAGTTCGGCAAGTTCGGTGTCTCCGTCGACGCAGACGACGCCGAGTTCGACTACGACGACTCCACCGGCAAGGTCGCCTTCTCGAAGGCCCGGATCGCCTCTGCCTCCATCGTTGCCATCCCAGCGTTCGCCGAAGCGTTCGTGGCCCTCGGTGATGCGCCGCCAGATTTCCTGCCAGCAGACGAGAAAGAGGAGGAGTGCGACCCGAACTCCCCCGACTACGAAGAATGTCTTGCGAAGAAGGATGAGACCGGAGAACCGGAGATGGCGCTGGTCGAGGCAGTGAGCGAGGAGTCCTGGGATGGTTCAGCCAGCCGGTTCACCGACGAACAGTGGAAAGCCTCCTGCGTACTCCACTTGGCCGACACCCTCAACAAGTCAGACCACAAACTCCCGATCAAGGAACCCGGTGGCGCGCTTTCGCGTGCCGGTGTCCACGCCGCAGCCTCCCGGTTCAACCAAGTGGACGCCCCCGCCGAAGCGAAGTCTCGGGCCAAGGCTTCCCTTCGTGGCGCGTACAAGCAGTTGGGTGAGGAGCCACCAGATGTGTTGAAGGCAGCCGCTGTGGTCGACACGTTCGACCGTGGCGCAGGCTGGATCACCGACCCGGTAGCGACCAAGCGGATTCACGACTACTGGACGAAGCCAGGTCAGGAAGGCTACTTGAAGATCGGCTGGGGCAAGGGCGGCGACTTCAACCGCTGCCGGGTCCTCGTCGGCGAGAAGATCGCCGCGAACTCGCCCGAAGATTTAGTGCACCTAAACGAAATCTGTGCCCGCTGGCACCACGACGCACTCGGCATCTGGCCTGGTGAGCACGTCGCCGCCGCTGACGCCGACCAGTTCACCGAGATCGCCCCGGCGTTGTCGTTGGTCGCAAGCGGTGGAGCGTGCGCCCCGTCTGAGTGGTTCCAGAATCCGAACTTCACCGAGTTGGCTCCGCTGACGGTCACCGATGAAGGCCGCGTGTTCGGCCACTTGGCAGGGTGGACCACCTGCCACACCGCGTACAAGGACACCTGCGTTGCACCCCCGCGTTCGCAGACCGACTACGCCTACTTCCTCACCGGATATGTCCAGACGGAGGATGGCCCAGTGAGGACGGGTCCGCTGACGATCGGAACAGGTCACGCCGGTCCAGGCGGAATGCGCGGAGCGCTGTCGCACTACGACAACACCGGGTCAGCGGTTGCTGATGTGACCTGCGGCGACGATGACATTGGCATCTGGTTCGCAGGATGGTTGCGACCTGGGGTCACTGATGAGCAGGTGGCAGCGCTTCGCGCCTCACCCCTTTCGGGTGACTGGCGACGTGTCCGTCCGTTCGACGATGAGTTGGAACTGATCGCCGCGTTGGCGGTCAACTCTGGCGGTTTCCCGATCCCGCGTGTCGGCGTCGAGAACGGCCAACAGGTCTCGCTGGTTGCTGCCGGTGTGGTGGAACCCGTCGAGTCGGCGGAGCACTTCGCCGACACGCTGGCTGCGATGGTCGAGAAGCGGATCGCTGAACGTCAGGCTCGACGCGAGAAGATGGCGGCGCTGGCTGCCCGAGTGAAGGGTGAGTCCGTTGGGGTGTAACTGCGGGTCGAAGGCAAAGGCCCCCTCTCAGTTCGTGTACACGTCTCCGAAAGGGGATACCAAGGTGTACACCAGTGAAGTGCAGGCGCGTGCAGCGCAAATCCGCAACGGGGGCGGCTCATACGCCCCCAAGAAATGAGTGACCATGACTGACGAACAGAACCCGGAGCCGATCCAGGGCACCATCGCAGAGGCAGACACCAAGGAAGTCGACGACAACGTACGCAACGTCGTCCTCGACCGTGACGAGGAGCCAGGCGAGCAGAAGCCGATGTTCCCCGACGTGGACGACTTCGACATGAGCAAGCCCAAGGATGAGTCGTGAGCACGCCAGTCGACGAAGCCAGCGTGCAGTCGGTCGTGGACATGGCGAAGTCGTTCGTCGCCAGCGCGAACCTGACCATCAACTCAGGCCAGGCGCTCGTCAACGAAATCCAGAAGGCACGCTCCGAGGGTGACCTGCGGGCAGCGGTCGACGAATTGGCCGAAGCAGTGTGGGGTGAACTGAGAGAGCAACTGTTGGCCCAGGCCGGACTGGAACCAGTCGACGAGGAACCCGAGCCGGAACCCGAGCCTGAACCAGAGCCGACTCCGGAACCCGAGCCTGAGCCGGAACCCGAGCCTGAGCCAACTCCTGAGCCTGAGCCAACTCCTGAGCCTGAGCCTGAGCCGGAGCCGGGTAGCCCTGGTGAGCAGCCGGACATCCCTGAGCCACCTGAGCCGGACGAAGGCCAGGACGCCGACATCGAGCCGAAGCCGAGCGTGCGCTGATGGTCGTACAGACAGCGGCGGAAGCCAAGGCCAACGCCAATCGGTACCGGACGTGCGAACAGGGCAAGTGCCTGGCGTACGTCCGGACCTGGCTGGAAATCGGCAGTCGTGACTTCTCCGCAGCCGAAGCCTGGCGTCAAGCCGAGCACAAGCACCCAGGAGATCGGACTCCCCCAGCAGGTGCCCCGGTGTTCTGGCTCGGTGGCTCGAAGGGCTACGGCCACATCGGGCTGATGATGGACTTCGACTCACACAAGTTCCGTGGCACCGACATGCCAGGGTCGGGCCAGGTGTCCACTCAAAATCTGACCTGGGTGGAACGTTATTGGGGCCGCTCGCAGAACTATGCGGGCTGGTCGGAGGACCTGAACGGCATCTGGATTCCATACCTCAAGGCCGGTGGTGATGTTGAGGACTGGCGTGCCTCCGGCGACGTATACGTGGAGATGTTGAAGAAGGGCCAGGACAACAGTCAGTCGGTGTCTCGACTGCGCTGGCGGTTGCAGCATCACAAGCAGATTCCAGATAACCGCAGGCCCGGCCTTGGCTCTCCGAGCAAGAAGGGCGCGAAGTACACCGCTGACGTGGTGTCGGCCTCCAAATACTGGATGCAGCAGGTGTGGCCGGACTCCAAGGGCACCGGGGAGAACTGGACTAACAAGCAGGCGAACGCACTGTTCGGCCCGAATTACAACGTGATCGAGGAGAAGCCATGACAGACCCGTCCGCAATCCCCAATGATCCCAAGAGACGTGTGCTCACCACTGAGGTGCAGGACCAACTACGGCAGATTAAGAGTGTCGCCACAGCGGCAGCGGTACTGTCCGCGCTTGCCCTGCTGGTCGGGCTACTCATCATCTTCGGGGTCGGCGTGACTGACCTCGGCGATCCGTTCTGACAGAAAGAATGACATGGCGACCGTGTGCGTGATCGGCGATCTGGGTCCAGGCTGCCTGGACCTGAAAGGCGTCCGCGCGCACGATCGCAACCAGATGTTCATCAATCTGACCGCTGGCGACGCGATCCCTGACATCACCGGGATGACGTTCGCTGCGCAGGCCAGGAAGAAAGCGAATGACCCCGACCCGGCAGCCATCACCGCTGAGGTAGGTGTCGCCGATGGCCCCGCAGGCAGACTCTCGATCCGCTGGCCCGGCGATCAGGTAGCCGCCGTGATGAATGGTTCCACGAAATGGTCCGGCGTCTGGGACTTGCAGCAGATCGAGGATGGTCAAGACCCGGTGACCCTGGTGGCGGGCAAGTTCGCCGCAGAGTATGACGTGACCCGATGACCACCGACCTCGAAGTCACCGTTGATCTGGAATCCTCTTTCGTCGAAGTGCATCGTCCGATGCTCGAAGTTACGATCGACGGTGGTATCACCGGCCAAGGTCCACCCGGACCTGTCGGTCCAGCCGGACCCGTTGGCGCACAGGGTGCTGCCGGTGCCCAAGGCGTGGCCGGACCCGTTGGTCCCCAGGGCATCGAAGGCCCGAAGGGGGATGAGGGTGAGCAAGGCATCGCAGGAAGCCAGGGAGCACCTGGCTCAACTGGTCCGCAGGGCGTGCAGGGCATCCAAGGCTCACCCGGCTACGGAGTCGACATCCTCGGTGAGAAGGCCACCATCGCCGCACTCCCGTCGATCGCGGCTGCTCAGCCTGGTGACGCATGGATCGTCACCGCAGACGGCAACCTGTACGTCGCCCCACAGAACCTCTCCGCCTGGGTAGACGCTGGACAGATCGTCGGCCCGCAAGGTCCGCAAGGTATCCAGGGGGTGGCTGGCCCACCCGGCTCGGCAGGTCCGCAAGGCATCCAAGGTGTCCCCGGCGAGACTGGTGCGCAGGGCACCGCTGGTACTGCTGGCACCGCAGGAGCACAAGGCCCGCAAGGCATCCAAGGCGTGCAGGGTGTGCCGGGTGTGGTGCCGAATCCGCTCAACCTGACCGCGTTGCAGCAGGTCACCGAGATCACTGTCCTCGACGACGGCTCCGCGACTGCTGGCTGGCCGAACCGTTGGGCCTGGTACTACGACCCTTTAGTGGGCACTAAATTCCTCGTCTGCTGGAACAACGAGTATGGCGAACTGCGGGTCACTCCCGCGAAGGTCGACACGGTGGGCTTCCGAGTCCACGCCCGGAACGCAGTCGCGAACACGCCGCATAGCGGTTACATCGCGGACGTGGAGTTGGCTCGCGACTCCGCGACGGTGCTATGGGGCATCGACGAGGCAGGCATGTACGCGGCAGGTAACTTCCGCCGACCCAACAACGAGGGGGTACAGACCCAGCCGGTACAGCGGGTGCTGACCCAGGCCCAGTACGACGCGATTGGCACCAAGGACGCGAACTGCCTCTACTTCATCGTGGGCTGATATGCGTCCCGGTGTAGTGATCTCCCTCATCCTCATCGTCGCGGCGATCGTGGTCCTGTACTGGTTCCTGCGGAGGCCGAAGTGACCAACGACCTGAAACTGGGTGGGGTCGATGTCGCCGATCTGCGGTTCGGTGCCACTCAGGTGTCGAAGGTGATGCTCGGCTCCACCGAAATCTGGGTGCCCGGTGGTGCGCCACCGCCCGTTCCTCCGGCCCTGGTCGACTCGTTCACCCACGTCGACACCACCTACGCCAGCACCTCGACCTACGCCATCCCTGTCCCGGTCGGTAAGACCATTCCTGCCGGGTCGCTGCTGGTCGTCTCCGCCCCCGTCAACGGCATTATGATGACCGGCCTGTCGATGGCCGACAACTCGGCCTCAGCCGGGACCGCCAACTCCTATGCTCGGCGCTCCGCCGACGACTGGGTGGCGACCACCAACGTCGGTGCCTACCTCTGGGTCTGCAAGACCACCCGGCAGATCAACGCAGGCAACACCATCACCTTCACTCACTCAGGGGGAGCCAGGAACCGGCACACTGCCGTCGTCGCCTGGTTCTCCGGCGTGTTCCCCGACACCACCATCGACGGCACCGTCATCTATGCAACCAGCAGTTCGGCTGCCTGGGCTACTGGTAGCCAGGCCACCCCTGCTGCGAACCCGACCCTTGATCTGGTGGAGACCATCGGCACAGGGGCGACACCGCCCTACGGCTACGGCGGTGGCTTCACCAAGATCGGCGAGGCTGCCACCGCTTCCGGCACCTCGGATCGAAGTGGCTCACTCGGCTATCGAGTGTCCCCAGCGGCAGGTACCCGATCCGCATCCGGTACCTGTACCAGCGCTGTCTGGGGTGCAGGACTCGCCGCGATCAACTACACACCCTGATATGGGTTGGCGTTTCGTGTGGTTCCTGATTATCGAGAGGGACCACGAGGAGGGCGAGGACGGCGATGCCCGCTTTCATCGCCGGAGCAAACTGGCACAAGTCGCAGTCGTTGGACTGGCTGTAGTCGGGATTGTCGGGGTCATCTTGTGGCGCGCCTTCGTGAACTAGCCGACAATGAGGCGACGGAGGAGGCCCCATGAACAGGGTTGATCTGAATACGGTGCTACTGCTGGCCGTAGTCGTGCTGCTGGTACTCATCATGTGCGGTGTGGGCGTGGTCGCGAACCCGAACGTCTGGTGAGACCAGACCGCGATCCGGAGTGGATGGGTTGGGCGCTGATCGCGCTGATGGTGTGCGTCTGCGCCTTCATGTACCTGTACGTCGGCGGTGAACTCAGTTGGCGTCGGCAGGGCTAGACGTTTTGTAAACGCCGTGCCAAGATCGCCGCATGGGTAACTATGAGGATTTGAAGGCTGCACTCAAAACAGCCGACACCGACCGCGACGCCATCCGGAAGGCATCGCTGGCGAAGGCCAACGCCGCTGCTGATGCGATGAATGCGGGCAGTCCCACCACCCCGCCCCCGGTCGTCGAGCCTGAGCCTGAACCAGAGCCGCCCACGCCAACCCCTACGGACAGGAAGATCGGCCAGTCCATCTCCACCAAGTTTGCGATCAACGCCGCCGTGAAGTCGTTCGGCACGCTGAGGTACTTCTTCCAGCCTGGTGAGATGAGGAGCGCGCAAACGTGGTCAGGGCACAAGCAGTTGGTCGACGCCTACACCAAGTACGGCTGCCGGTCGTTCTCGATCTCGTTCAAGCCTGACGGCAGTTCGGGCAACGCCTTCACCGCCCCGAACAACATCACCAACTTCTTGAAGTCGTGCCCCGCTGACGCGGAGATTCTGACGACCTACTACCACGAGCACGATGGCAACATTAAGGACGGCTCGCTGTCCATCTCCGCCTACACCCAGGGCTGCAACCAGTTGGCCGACCTGGCACATGCCCAGGGCAAGAAGTTCGGCCCGATCCACAACGGCATGGTCTACGACTCCAGCAAGAAACCTGCATGGGGTCTGTACGACTCGATCTGGAAGAAGAACGAGGCCCCGCTCGCCAAGTGTGACTTCTGGGGTGCGGACTGCTACTCCCCGAATTACGAGGAGCCTTCGCCTCGGATGGATGCGCTGGCTACCTACGCCAAGTCCATCAACAAGCCGCTGCTGATCGGTGAACTCTCCTCGCCGTACCCGGACCAAGCGAAGCAGGCTGCCTGGGCTGCGAAGGCTCGGACCTGGGCAGACAAGAACGCCACTTGGGCGCACTGGTGGCACTCGCAGGTGTCCGCCGATCTGCCCGACTACCACATGAGCGACGCTGCCGCGAAGCAGTGGTACAGGCTGTAAGCCCGCCGTTTAGTACCCACTAAAGAGACCCGTCTGTATCCAGGCGGGTCTCTTTGGGTGTACGGTCCCTTTCAGAAGTGTCCCTAGACCTTGGTGTCCGGTGGCGTCAGCGCATAGCGCACTCTCAGTCCGTAACTCGACGTAGGAGTCCACCGTGGACCTTCTGACCAATCTGAATGAACTTTCCGACGAGCGGTTGGCTGAGTACGCCACCGAAGTGCGTGAGGCGTTCGACAAGATCGCCAATGCAGACGCTCCCACCGCCGATGAAGTCGCCGAGGCCGAGGGCCTGGCTGAGCACATCGACGCCATCGCTGTTGAGCGGACAGCGCGTGAGACGGCAGCCGCCGAACTCATCTCCCGTCGTGAGGCTCTGAAAAAGCGTTTCGACGAGGACCAGAAGGACGCCGCCGAGGCCGAGGCCGAGGGCACTGACGACGCCAAGGATGAGGACATCGTGGACGCTGAGATCGTCGAGCCAGAGGCAGAGGTCGTTGACGCTGAGCCGGTTCCGGTAGCCGCCAAGAGCACCGTTGCAGCCGTCGCCAAGCGCACGGCCCGCCCACCGGCACCCGCTGTTGCCACGAAGCGCCCAGTCACCATCACTGCTGCTGCCGACGTACCTGACTTCGCCACCGGCTCCGACCTTGGTGACGACCTCACCCAAGTCGGCAAGGCGATGGTCAACCGCATGAAGGGCTTCGGCACCCCGTCCGGCGACGGCCAGACCGAGGACCTTCGCCACGTTGGCGTCGCCCAGTTCCACCTCGACTTCCCCGAGGAACTGACGATCGACCGTCACTCCGACGACATGGAAATCCTGACCTACGCCAGCCAGGAGCAGCGCCTCCCCGGCGACTCCCTCGTCGCTGCCGGTGGCTGGTGTGCCCCGTCCGAGACGATCTACGACCTGTGTGGCGGCGAGACACTTGACGGCATCCTGTCGGTACCCGAGGTCAACGCCTCCCGTGGCGGCATCAAGTACACGTCCGGCCCTGACTTCTCCGCGATCTACTCAGCGGTCGGCTTCTGCCAGACCGAGGCGCAGGCGATCTCCGGCACTGCCAAGACCTGCTACGAAGTTCCGTGCCCGCCGTTCGTCGAAGTCCGCCTCGACGTGTGTGGTCTCTGCATCAAGGCACCGATCTTGACGCAGGCCGCGTACCCCGAGTTGGTGCAGCGCTGGCTGTCCGGCGCGATGATCGCCCACCAGCACAAGATCAACGCCAAGGTGCTCGCCGCACTGACCACCGCAGCCGGTGCAGCCAAGACCGTCACTGGCCTCGGCACAACCGCTGGCGACACGCTCGGTTCGCTCGAAATGCTGGCTGATGGTCTCCGCAGCAAGTACCGCCTGGGCATGAACCAGACCCTTGAAGTTGTCGTCCCGTTCTGGGTGAAGGGCGCGATCCGCTCCGACCTCAGCAACCGCATGGGTGTCGCTCCCGAGGTCGTCACCGATCAGGTCATCACGGCCCACTTCGCGGCCCGCCACCTGAGTGTCACATTCGTCTACGACTGGCAGGACACCTTCCCGGCAGGCACCCTGCCCGCGCAGGCGTACCCGACCACGTTCCAGGCGCTCATGTACCCGGCTGGCTCGTTCGTGAAGTTGACCAACGATGTCATCAACCTGAACGCGGTCTACGACGCCGCCTCGCTTGCGACCAACGTCTACACGGCGCTGTTCTTCGAGCAGGGTGTCGCCGTCGCCAAGATGTGCAACGAGGCGATCCTCGTCACGCTGCCTGTCTGCAACGCCGGTCGTACAGGTTCCGCGAACCTGACCTGCGCGTAAACCCCTGACGTGGAGGGCGGGCAGGCGCGACCCGCCCACCACTGATCGAGAAGGGAGGCGCAGATGACAACTCAGATCGTGCGACCTGCACGAATCACCATCCCGCCGATCACTGCTCGGCCCGGCGAACTGCTCGATATCGCCACCGTGCATGAGGGTTTGGAATGGCTCGACCCAACTGACATGGCTGAGTCCTTCAACTGCGTCAACACTGGCGCGGTTACCACGTTCCCCTGCCCGACGCCTCCGGCGACGAAGGTGTTCGACAGGGCATCGACATGGATCGACGGCATCCGGTTCGTGGTCTACACCGGCTACCTCTGCAAAGGCCCCGGCTTCCTGATGTCAGAGGCCGAGTCGAACTTGCAGACGGTGTTCACCGCGCAGGAGTCGGTTGGCGTTGAGCAGGCCGTGATGACCTCGATCCTGTCCGAAGCAGGCGCGACCGACCTGACCCCTGCCGCTGGTGCTGTCAGCCCAGCAGTGGGCCTGGCGCTACTCGAAGGTCACGCCGCAACCAAGTACGCCGGAGTCCCCACCATCCACGCTCCTCGCTCCATCGGCTCGCTGCTGGCCGGTACAGGCGCAGGGATCACTTTGGAGGGCAGCAAGTTCTACACCAAGCAGGGATCGAAGTTGGCGTCTGGTGGCGGCTACGAGTTGCCCGCCAACGCCTCCCCTGCCGGTGCTGCTCCCGCTGTCGGCGAGTTGTGGATGTACGCAACCGGCGAGGTGGTGCTCGCACGCAGCGACACCATTTTCCAGTCCGGTCTCAACCAAACCACGAACGACCAGATCGCCCTGTTGGAGCGGATGTACGTTGCCGCCGTCGACTGCTACCGAGCAGGCGTGAGAGTGAAGGTGCAGTGATGGGTGACGTAAGCGTTTTCTACGGTGACTCGGCGCAGGACACTGCGACCTTGCTGTTGGCCGCTGCCGACGAGGCGGGCGAGGACGCCAGCGTGGTCCGCACCGTGACAGGTGGCTTCATCGTTCCCGAGGACATCGCCAAGAAGGCAGGCGTCGACTACGAGAAGCCCGAGAACTCCGCTGACGACGAGCCTGAGCCTGAACCGGAGAAGCCGAAGAAGCGTGCAACGAAGAAGTCCGCTGCCAAGAAGTCCAGCAAGTAGGAGTTGTCATGGCCGATACTGCCAAGTGTTTCGCCCTCATCCGGGGTCGTGCGATCCGTGTCACCCGGCTGGACGGCTGTGGCGCTCCGGTTCTGGGACCCGACTCGCAAGTGGTCAGCGACGGATTCATCTCCGTTGCGCTCACTGCGAATACTGACGAAGGCACCGCTATCGCGGTGACCAACGCTGCGGGCAAGGTGTGCATCGCTGACACGCCCGCACCCAAGTTCACCGGCTATGCCGTCACCGTCGAGTTCTGCGGTGTGAACCCTGACCTGATCGCTCTGATGACCGGACAGGAGAAGGTGCTCGATTCTGACGACCTCCCAGTCGGCTTCAAGATGTCGTCTGATATCGACGCCGACGAGTCCGGCTTCGCCTTGGAGATGTGGTCCAACGTGCCCGCTGCGGTCTGTGAGCCTGGTGGCTCCGGTGGTGCACAGTACGGCTACTTCCTTGTCCCGTTCCTCAAGGGTGGGGTGCTCGGTGACTTCACGATCGGCAACGACGCCGTGAACTTCACTCTCTCCGGTGCCAACTCGAAGGACGGCAACGGCTGGGGTTCTGGTCCTTACAATGTCGTTCCTGACGGCACTGGCGCTCCCGCTGAACTGCTCGAAGCACTGGAAGCGAACGACCACCTGCTGATGCAGTTGACCGACGTGCCCCCACCGGACACCGATGACTGTGGCGCTCAGGCGCTTGGCGTCCCGGCCACTTCCGCTATCGCGGGTACCCCAGGCTCCTACAGCCCGGCCAACTCCTACGGTCGCGAGAGCGTAGCCACCGCAACTGGATTGACTGCCTCACCGGCCACGTCATGGACCACTGGGCAGTACGTCCGGAACCGCGACGGCTCACTAATGCACTGGTCAGGTACGGCGTGGACTGCTGGCGCGAAGCCGTGACACGGGTAAGTTGCCGGTATGACGACCGAACCCGTAGACACCGGCTGCGACTGGCCGGTCGACGCTGCGTGCTTCGAGGACTCGTGGGAAGCACTCGATGATGAGGTCAAAGACCGTTCGATCGCACTAGCCTCTGCCACCCTCCGCCGTCTTACCGGGTATCGCGTCGGAGGGTGTTCCATCACGGTGCGCCCCTGCAAGGCGTCGTGCCGGGACCTGATGATTCCGTCCTACTACGACATGCTGCGGATGGGCGGCGGTGTCTCATTCTGGCCGCATGTGAACTCCGATGGTCTCTGGGTGAACTCGTGTGGCTGTCAGACCGACTGTGCGTGCGATGCCTTGTGTGAGGTTGCGTTACCCCCACCAGTCGGACCTATCGAGAGCGTCAAGATCGACGGTGTGGCGGTGTCTCCCGATGACTACCGTGTCGATGGAGACGCCCTCGTATGGGTTGGTGCTGGCGAGTGCCCGTGGCCTGCCTGCCAGGACATGAAGGCCGACGACAGCAAGCCGGACACGTTCTCCGTCACCTACCTCAACGGCTACCCGGTCGATGCCCTCGGCGCGTACGCGGCGGGCGTGCTGGCGATGGAGTTCGCAAAGGCATGTAGCGGCGACAAGAAGTGCAGGCTCCCTGCCGGGGTCACGTCGATCGTTCGTCAAGGCGTCTCGATGGAAATCCAAGGTGGTGCATTCCCTGGCGGCTTCACCGGCATTCGCGAGGTAGACGCCTTCGTTGCGTTGTGGAACCCCGACGCTCTGCGTCAGCCTCCGCGTGTGTGGTCACCTGACTTGAAGTCGGCTCGGGTTGTGGGGGCGCAGAGTGCGAGTTCGCCGTGACCTACGACACCACCGTCTTTCAGAAACTCGCCCTCCTCGCTGAATGCTTGTGCGGCACTCTCGTCAGGCATGGCCTACCGGAGCCTTGCTTCTGCGGACTGATGCCTGGTGCTGAGGTCGCCCTCGACTACCTCGGTAACTGCGAGAACCAGTGCGGTATGGCCTGGGTGCGTCTCGACGTTGCTTCCCCAACGACCGGGATCGGCGTCGTCAGTGAACAGGTCAACAACTGCTCCTCGACGCTTGGGTTCGATGTGGAGGTCGGCATCATCCGGTGTATGCCTGCCGGTGACGACGGTGAACCGCCAGCGCAGGACGTACTACTCGCGGCGACCGATCTGCAAGTGGCGGACATGATGGCGATACGGGAGGCGATGGCCTGCTGCCCCGACATGGGCGACTTCATCCTCGGCATCTACCAGCCGTACGGTCCCACCGGCCTAGCCTTCGGCGGATTCTGGACCGGCACCTACGCGGAGGTCTGAGATGGCGACCTTCATCGTGGCCGAGATTCACGCCTCCACCTTGTTCAAGACCGGCCACATGGCGAACCGTTGGTTCAGCGGGATCAGTCGCCAGTTGGGGTCCAACGTCCGCAGGGCTGCACCGATGCGTTCCGGTGAGTTGAAGGGAGGCATCCACTCGTCGATGTCGTCGAACGCTCAGGGGTTGAACATGACGATCACCCTGTCGTCCTCAGCCCCGCACACCATGCACGTACTGCGTGGCACCACCGGGCCGATTATGACGCACCTGGGGTTCCGTACCGGGATCGGTGAAGGCCGCTCGTTCATCATGGTTCAGGGCAGGTATGGCCTGATGCCGCGAGCCATACCCGGCTACTGGATGCACTTCGGTGGCTACGGCTACCCGATGGTCTACAAGGACTCGGTAGCAGGGCAGTCGTCCAACAACTTCCTCCTCAGAGGGTGGCGTGCCACCGCTGCCCGGCACCAGGCGATGCGACACATCCCGCACTTCATTTACGACCCCTGATTTAGTGCCACTAAAGACCCCCTCGGTCAGCAGGGAGTGTCCAGCGCAGACGACCGTCTCTAGGCTGCGGGCATGAGAGAGTTCGTGACCGCAGTCGAACAGGCCCATGAGGATGAAGATGAGGGTGGCTCCACCCTGGTCCTCGATGGCCGAGAACTGCGCTACTACCAGCCGACCGATGGACAGTTCGCTATCTACATGGCGTCGACCGGACGCCACGCCAGTCAGACCGACCGGATCGCAGCCACCGTCAACTTCTTCATCGAGTTGTTCGACAAGAACGATCAGGTCCACCTGTCTGATCGCTTACTCGATCGTGACGACCCGTTCGGGGTTCCCATGATGGAGGAGATCATGGGGGAAATGGTGCAGGAGTGGACTGGCCGCCCTACCGTACCGTCCTCCGGCTCTACTCCATCGCGGAAATCCGGTGGGCGGAAATCGACGCGGCGTACGCCAGCGTCGACCTGATTCGACTCCCTCCGCATCGCTTCCTGAATTGCGTCTACACATGGTGCATCGAGCGGGTTGACCCGCAGAAATTGGAGCAGTGGCAGATGGAACTCGAAGCCCCCCTACCGGGCGAGAACCCTGCTACACCCAACCCACGGCAAGACGAATTGGAGGGCAACTCATTCATGGCTGCGCTCCAACTGCTAGGCGACTGACATGGCTATCCGAGGTGAACGGATCGGTACCGCCTACATCAAGGTGATCGCCGATGGCTCCGGTCTCCCGAAGTCGATCGTGGACGACTTACAGTCTGCTGACCCGGAGGTTCGGGAAGCAGGCGAACGGCACGCCCAGGAGTACAACGAGGGCTTCGCCCGCAATCTCGAAGCGTCCGACAAACTGATGGAGACGTACGAGAAGTACCAGCGGGAGACCGGCAAGAACACCATCAAGACCCGTGAGTGGCGGCGGGAACTGGAACGCAACCACCTGCTGATGCCGATGCTCATCCACGACATCGACAACATTGGGAACTCGCTCGGCAGGACCTTCGGTCGCGGCAGCCGTAACAACTTGCTGAACGCTTTCGGTGGCACCATTGGTGGGGTCACTAATCTCATCACTGGGGCTGCTGACGGCATGGTCTCCGCGTTTGGGCGGCTGCGTGACGTGTGGTCATCTAGCGCCAAGTTCGGGACGAAACTCGGTACCTCGGTCGCTGACCTCGCCCCGGTTCTGATCCAGGGCAGCATCGCGATCGGTATCTTCGTCGCTGCCCTGATCCCGTTGTCGATCCTGCTGTCCTCGGTCGCTGGAATTATCGCTGCGCTGGCGTCGTCGCTGATTTACGCCCTGATCGGGAGCCTCACACCTCTGGTGGGCCTGCTGGGTCCGTTGGCGTTCGCGATCGGTGCTGTCGCAACCGCCTTTATCGGGATGGACAAGGCCGCAAAGAAGGCCCTGAAGGAGTCCTTCAAGCCCATCAAAGAAGCCCTCAAGGACTTGGGTGATGCGGCTCGACCCGGCATCCTCGACGGACTGACAAAGGGGTTCAAAAACCTCAAGCCAGTCCTCAACGACATGGAGCCCATTTTCCGTCGGTTCGGCAGAGCGATCGGCGACAACTTCGAGGATTTGACCGAAGAACTGAACAAGGCAGGTGGCGGGTTCCGCGACCTGATGGGCGTGATGGAGCGGCAAGGACCCAGCATCATCCGTCGACTGGGCACGTCCTTCAACAACGCCCTTGGCGGTATCTCCGGCATCTTCGCCGAACTGAACAGAAAGGGTGGTCCGGTCGACAACTTTATGAACTGGCTGGTCGAGATCACCGAGAAGTTCGACGAGTGGGCATCCAGTCCCAAGGGCCAGAAGGAAATGCGGGAGTTCTTCGAGGACGCTGAGGAGTCAGCGAACGATCTCTGGACGGCGCTGGACAAAGTATGGGGTCTGCTGACCACCATCATCGAAGGCGGAAAAGGGTCCGGCGACAACATGATTACGAGCCTCGGGGACGCAGCCGAGGACCTTGACAACTGGATCAAAGAGAATCCAGATGACCTAGAGGAGTGGTTCAACGACGCTAAGGACACCGCTGAGGAGTTGGGCAAGACGATCGAGCAACTCATCCTCCTGATGGATGAACTCGACTCCGACGAGAACCGTGGCGGTCTGCAACTGTCGCTCGGTGGCGTCGGGGTCGCTCTGGAGTACATCAACTGGTTCACCAAGCAGCACTGGATTCCGAACCTGAACTCGGTGCTCTACTGGTTCGATCGGATTCGCACCAGTGCTGGGCGGATCAAACTCGCGATCGACATTGCCGGGGTCTACATCAGGGTCAGGAAAGCCCTGACTGGTCTGGCCGGGTTCTTCAGTCGCTGGGTCGGGCGTTGGGCGCTGGACAGGGCGATCGAAGTGGGCGGTGTGGTTGCCAAGGTGCGCGGTGCCCTGTTCGGACTGGCAGGCAGGTTCGGCAGTTGGGTCGGCACTTGGGCAGCAGACAAGGCACTCGACGTGACCGGCATGGTCGACAAGATCAGCGGCAAACTTGCTGGCTTGGCATCGAGGTTCGCTGGCTGGATCGGCGACTTCGACGTGTCGAAGGTGTTCGACGTGACCGGCATCTGGGACAAGATCATGGATGCGATTCCCACCGCTGCCGACATCCTCACCCACATCGGCTCGACCGTCCTCAACTTTGCCGTCCACATCGACTGGCCCGATCCTCCCGGCTGGCTCTCGAAAGTCACCGCGAGCGGCGGCATCTTCTCCGGCGCGCAGACCCGGATTATCGGCGAGGCGGGACCGGAGGCTGTGGTGCCACTGAACCGCCCGCTGGCGATGGTCGACCCGGCAGTACGTGAATTGTCGGCGTACGCCCAAGGACTGACGGTGCCGTCCACTAATACGGCATCGGAAGGTAAGAGGGTTGACGTTGGCGGCATCACCATCATCACCCCGACCAAGGACCCGGTAGCGGTGGCGCAAGAGACCGTGAATCAGATGACCGCTTCGGCGTACTTCTAGGAGCAGAGATGGCTTGGGCTGGATACTACGAGTTCGGTGGCGTGGAGATCATCAACGCCACCCGAACCGAGAAGTACGCGAAGAACGCTGGGCTGGGCTGGTTCACGCCGGTCTACAAGGCAGCCGACATCGAGCAGATCATGGGCGATCAGTACGACTCGCCGATGCAGGACGATGCCCCCTGGACTGACCCGGATGTGCTCGACTCGTACGACTTCTACGGTGCCTACCCGCTGTCAGTTCAGGGCGTCGAGGATTCCACCACGACCGGCGATGTGATCGAGTCCACCCTCGACGGCGGCATCGTCGGGTCTGTCCGCCGATCCACTCGCACGATGGTGTTTCAGGTGGTACTTGTCGGCGGCTCCGAGTGCGCCACCGAGTACGGGATGCGGTGGTTGAAGTCTGCACTGTCACCGGGACCCTGCGCCTCGAAGGACGCAGCCAGGTGTGAAGGTCTGGACCTGTGCTACTTCTCATGCGAGCCGTGCATCGACTGGAACAACTGCGACGACCCCACCTACTGCCGTCAGAAGTATCAGCGCAGCCTGCTCAACACGGCCTGCTTGACTGGCCCCACCGTCCAGTCCAAAACGACCACCAGTAGCGGTGGTGAAGCGTGGGTCGTGGGCTTCACCATCGTTGCTGGTAACCCGTACGAATACGGGATGGAGCAGCCGCTCATCGCTGGCTTTATGAACCCGCGTGTCGACATCCCCTACGTCGGCGGCGTTGTCCCCGAGGGTGCCATGTTCGACGAAGAAGGCTACGACCAGAACGAAGTCTCCTGCCCTGCCCCCACCTACCAGCCGTTGTTCGACCCGACCTGTGGTCAGCAGATCATTCTGCCTCCGGCTGCACCCCAGGTGCCGATGTCGTGCTTCAAGTTCGATGCGTCGTTCCGTCGCCGCCAGTTCACGATCCCTGAGCAGAACATTCCTATGTGGTCGGAGATTGTGCCCTACCTCGAAATCAGGACCACCAAGGTAGAGGCCCGCAACCTGCGGATCAGGTTCTATGCCGACGTACGCGGCGACAACTCCACCCAGGACGACCCGTGTGCGTTCTGTGGAGACATCCTGTTCTCCTACATCCCGCCCCGCGCCACGATGGTCCTCAACGGACCTGAGCACGAGGTGTACGTGGAGACGGTAGGCGGCAACAAGCGGCGTGCTGACGCACTCGTGTTTGGCTCTGACGGTAAGCCGTTCGAGTGGCCTGAACTGACCTGTGGCTACCCGTACATCGTCACGATCGACACCCCGAAGAATCCGGCGAACCCAGGTGTCTCGATCAACATGAGCCTGTTCCCCCGGACGGTCTGATGCCGTCCGAGGTCTATAACTCAGTCGGCTGGCATTCGTTCAACGTGCCAGCCGGGGTCACATCGGTCACGATCGCCGCCAATGGTGCCGGGTCTGGCGTCAATCAGTCTGGTCGTGTCACGGGTCGCCGCTCCGTCTCGGGCAACACGATCCTGCGCTGCTACGTCGGCGAGCAGGGTCAGGCGGCGAATGGTCGCAACGGTGGTGCCACAGCCTCCGGTGGCGGCGGTGCTGGTGGAGACGGCAACGGTGAGAACGGTGGAGCCGGTGGTGGTGGAGCGTCGTACATCAGGCTCAACGATTTCGATGGTCCACTCATCTGTGTCGCTGGCGGTGCGGGTGGTCGATCGGCTGACAACGGCTCCGGTGGTGAGGGAGGCGCTGCTACTGGCGGCTCCGGAGGCCGTGGCACTTCGGGTGGCAACTCGACTGGTGCAGCAACAGGCGGTACGCAGAACCAGGGAGGCCGAGGCGGCACGTCATCGTCCGGCGCTGGCTTTGACGGCAACAACGCTCCCAACACGACTCTGGCTCGTGGTGGTTCGGGTGGCGACCCTGGCGGCAACTATGGTCACGGCGGTGGCGGTGGTGGTGGCGGCTTCCG